TCGGCGCGTCGTCCGCGAGAATGGCGTTGGCGACGCGGCCGACCACATTGCTGTCGGCCTTGTTCAACAACGTCGGCTTGTGCTCAATCGTGAACAGCTTCGCGCCGTGCTCGTCGGTGGCTTTCATGATCAGGATGTCCACGAGCAGCTCCATGTCGTTTTCTTTGCTGCGACGATAAAGCCGGTTCTTTTCCGAGAGCGTGACCGGCGTTGCGTGCACGACGAGCTTCCACTCCGGCACGTCGATTTTGCGCGTGCCGAGTGAGGCGAAGTGTTCTCTTACGAGGTCGATTGCGTCCATGTGTGTGTTGTGTTTTTTGCCTGCGAAATTAAGCCGTTAGCACAGAAAGCACTCCATTTCCCTCGAAACTAATTTGACCTTCTATAATACCGTCAAATGAAGCACTTACGTTAAACTGGGTCACGATGGCGGCGCCGGAATAGTAAACGTCGCCGGTGGATGCGCCCTCTGGGTAAAGGTTCAGCGTGACCGAGCTTCCGATGGTGATCAGGAGCTGGCCGGCGTCGCCTTCGTCCCAGTAAAGGTCACCAGAAACCGAGAACGATTTCATGGACGCGAGCCGGGTGCGGTAGGTGTCGCCGAGGACGGAGTCCTCGACCGTGTCGGACGAGTGGGTAAGAGCGTAGTTCCTTAGCTCGCCAATCGTCGTGCTGGACAGTTTGATGAGGCCTTCTCGGCCGAGTTTTGTTGCCATAAAATTTTTTTAGTCGGTTGAAAAATAGATGCAGTTAAAGGTGTGCCGAGCCGAGCCGAAGCGCCGGTCTTCGTCTGGCTCGATCGTATATTCGACGCTCGTCAAATGCAGGTCTTGACACTGCCCGCCGAGCGTAACGTCCGCGAGCACCGCCGCCTCGACCGCTGCGCTGCCGGTGTCGAAAAGGTCATCGATCAGGTAGGTTCCGCTCTCGGCGGTGAAGTAATCCACGACGAGCTGGAGCTGTCGGTATTGAGTGCGATTGCTCGGACCGAGCGTGCGCACCTCGATCTGCTCGCTGACCGCGTAAACGGCGGCGGAGGGAAAGCTGACGCTCGCAATCGTGTTGTTGCGCCCGCGCAAGATGTTCGCGGTCGGAACGACGAGAGCGCCGGTCAAGGCGTTGGCGGTGGCGTTGCGGATGTTTGTGCGGGTGCTCATGCTTCTTTGGGTATGACCATGCCGCCTTTTACTTTTGCGAATCCAAGGTTTACGGCGCGGTTGGCGAGAAGAGCTCGATATTTCGAGAGCGTGACCTTGTAGCGAATTTTCAAAGCCGAATCGACCACGCGTTGCAGGTCTGGAATCTTGTTGCCGGTGGTTCGTGCGCTCACGAAAGGATTCTGCCCAAATTGCACTTGAGCGGTTCCAGCCTTTGCCATGTGCCGACGAATCCAAGCCGGCACGCGAACGCCGCACGCCATTGCAGCCGCAGCAAATCCAGCCTTACCGAGACCGACCTTTTTTTGAACGTATTTGAGATAGGCGTCCGCCGCCTGATTCGTGACCCACATTTGGTCCTGCACCTGCCAGCGACCGATTGCGCTGCGCGTGACTTGTTTCGGCCTCCCGCGTGCATTTCTGTTCGCGTGGTGAAACGCCCGCATCTGCGCGATGGATGCGCCCGGCTGCCAGAACTTGCGATAAATTCGGATTTTCTTCGAGCCTTCCCAGCCGAGGTTCACGCCCATCGTTTCATTCTGTCCGTCGCGTGGCGGAACTTCCGTTGAGTTACCGATCTTTTGAAATAGACCGATGCTTTTTTCTTTAGCCAGTTGTCGCCCGCCAAACAAGTCGCCCAAAATTGCGTTCTCGCCCTGCTGCCGTGCGTTCGTGCTAAGTCCGCCAGCCTTTGTTTTTGTGATCGTTCCGCCGGTCACGATTGGGATCTGAGTCTGTGAACCTTTTGCCAGTTTGTCGCCAGTCGGCGGCGTTATGAGCATGATTGTCCGGGCGACGTAAGCGCCTTCCTGCTTGATGACCAGACCGAGATCGACCTTTGCGGCGTCGGCGAGTCTCGCCAGCGCATATTCGAGCTTCTTGGTGTCTGAGAAGATCGAAATCATATGACCTTTGCGACGCCCAGCTCGCATCCCGCGCCCTCGGCGTCCAGCGTCACGCGCTCAACGTAGTAGGTGATTCCAGCTCGGGAAAGTGTCTGCGTAACCTTTGGCGCAGCGCTCACACTCGACGTCAAAAGAAAGATCGTGAACTTGCTGTCATCGCGGCGTTGGTCCTCGAAGTCGGCAAACGCATTGCTCGCCGCTGACCAGATGCCGGTGACCGCGGCGCCCTGATACGTGAACGAAATGCCGGCCTGCTCCAAGATCGCGGAGAAGTCGGAGTTGATTTGCGTCGGGTCGAAGTCTCGGACGGCGGCCATACAATTGCGCGAATCGTCAAACCGCGGGAAAGTGCTGTGCGTGCAGCGCCGGACGGTTCTCCCGCAGCCAAGGCTCGGCGTCGGCCATGCACTTGGCCGCGTCGTTGCCGCACGTCTGCGAGCCGACGTGGTGCACGTAGGCCCGCGAAATGAAGTGGCGGCGCTTCATGTCCGCGCATTGCACGTCGTCGCTGAACCAGTTGATCGGCGGGAAGTCCACCCATGCGTCTCGGTGAATCCATGCGCAAATCGGCGCGATGACCGGCGTCTCGACGATGCTGCGCTCTGACTCGAAACGCAGGAAGTCCAAGCGCCCGGTGCCGGAACGGATGTTCTGTGCCCCTCGTGCGTAGTCGGACCGCGCTGCGACGTAGCCCACGTTTTCGCAATGTTCTTTGATCAGCTTCACATCCGCGAAAAGGTCGCGCCATGTCGTCGGCGTGAACACTATGTCGTCGTTGCAGATAACCAGCTCGTCATGCTCCTTGAACGCGATGCCCGCCGCGTGGTTGTAAGCCTCGCCGAACGTCGCCCCGACGCCGTGGAAATAGTAGGTGCGAATGTTGCGCGGCACGTAGGCTTTGACCGACGCCTTGAGCACGTCGAGACACCTTGCGTTGGTCGTGCAGACAACGATTGCCGGCTCGGGAATCATGCTTTTTTTGCTCCCAGAATTTGCTCGATGTTCTCGGCGTCAATCAGCGTGCAGCCGCTCGCCAAGATTCGTTCGTCCCAGCCGTGAGGTGGAACCATGCCGTCGTCAGCGTTGACCTGAATCACGCCCGGCTCGGCTGCGCTCGGCTCGCCTACGTCGTGCAGGAACTGCTTCGCCATCCCCATCGTCTCGGCGTCGTCGGCGCGAACCAGAAAGCGGTGTTCGATGCGCTCCGGCTGCGCCGCCGTCGAGAGCCAAGCGTCGCGGAAGGCAACTGATTTGGTCGAGTTGCCGAGCGTCTTTTGCGTGACCCGAATCTTCGGCTGGGTGTGCTTGTGAAACACGAGCTGCATCGCCGCCGCGTCGTCCAGTTGGCCGGCGAGACGATAGGCCCGCGCCGCGAGGTCGTGCCCGGCCCAGCCATACCACTTGACCTCGTGAGTCCAAGGTCGGTCTTTTGCGGTAGGCTCGGGAAGCGCGAGCATCCGCGATGCCCAAAAGCTCGCCCGCTTTCCGTCGTTGCGCTCGAACGCCAAGAGGATGACCGAGGCGATTGCCTCGCGGCACCAAGGGAAAACGCCGTGCGCCGACATTGCGAACTGCATTGCCTCGCGCCGGGAAGCGACGAGCCGCGCAAGGTTCAGCCCGACCTCGTAGCGGAAGCTGTCGTCAAGGTTTGGGAAGCTCAGCGCGATGCGGCCGAACTGCTCGGCTGCCGTCTTGTTGCCGGCGCAATAGTGCTCTTGGTGAATGTAAAAGTATTGGGTGGCGGACTCGGCCACACTGCGCCCCAAGATCGCCAAGTTTCGTTTGCGGTTGTCCTGTTTGATCGCAATCGGCTGATGATGCCAGACCGGGGTTGACCAGTCGAAATGCCGGTCGTTCGGAAGCAGGAGGAGATTCTCGTGCACGTCGTGATGCCAGATGCGCCCGCTTGCAAATGCGCTGCGCCGCACGATGCGCTCTCGGTGGAGCTTCTTCCCGGTGCCGCGCACGTCGTAAGGACAACGGACCATGAGCACGTCGTCCGATAGCTCGGCGAGCCTGTCCCGCAGCTTCTCGGCGTCCGCAATTACGTCGTCGCAGTCGGCCCAGATTAGCCAGTCGCCGCACGCCTGCGCAAACGCTTGATTGCGTGCTCGGGCAAACGAATCGACGTGCTTCCACGCCTGCGCCGTGGCGCCGTTTTTGTATTCGGAGAACACGAATCCGACCGAGTGCTGCAAGCACCAGTCGCGCACGATCTGCTCGGTGCCGTCCGGTTCCTGCGAGCCGATGGCGCGGACGAGTGAAACCTCGTCAATTACACCGTCGAAGCTGTCGAGCATCGCGCCGATTTGCGCCGCTTCGTTTCCCGTAATTACGCAGAGGGAGAGTATCATGGTCGTTGTGTTGTGCGCGTCAGGTCTTGCTGATCGCTCGGACCGGTCAAAAC